ACTTGATATGGGATGTCAGCTCCCCATTAGTGGCATTCAAAGCAATTGCATAGCATTGTTCCTCCTCATGAATGTCGCTCCAGTTCGGTGGGGGTGTGTGCACCCTCGTTTTGCCGGCGCCATAATGATAAGTATTATTTGTATAATTAGCTTTATATGCAAAATCTCGGCCCCAATTATATGTTGGAACTAGTTTATCTTCAGTAGTGTTGGCAGTTAAGTAAAAAAATATACGACACTTTACATCGCCAGCTTCCGGGTTGTAAAGATTATAATTATTATGGCCGCAGTTGCCTGGCGCGTCGCCAAATGCGGAATATGACATAACTGCATCCCTCGGGGTGTTGTGTTTGATATGGACCGCCAATAAGACTTCTCCTTGAATTCTGTCTTTCCAGCCATTATCGTCCAAAGCAAATGACCATAAAACAGGTTCCTGTGTCATTTGTTCATTATATAACTTCTTACCCAACGCTTTAAAATGCGGATCCTTCATCTCTCCCGTGCAAAAATTGACCGAGGGATTTCCTGCATCACGTTTCATTATGTCCAGCCCCTTCTCAATCTCTAATTTTGTCTTAATAGTCGTAAACATTTTACCATCGGAGGTGCGGGTTTTAAATCTATCCCCTTCTTCCGGTGGGGTGGTGTTACTAACTTTATTATGGATGAAGAAATCCTTCGCGTCAATGCCCTTTGCAAATTTTAAATAATCCTTTATTTTGGTTGAATTACTATATTTAAATGGGGCATCTATGTTGAGATAAATTGGGGTATCACCATCTTTAATGAATGGCTCCCCCTCACCAGCCTGCAGCTGCGACGCTTGGATTATACTTTTAAAGTTAAGGTCAGGATATTTCTGACCAGTTGGAAAAACAGGATATTTTTTAAAATAGTCGGAAAATCCGTCAGGAGTTTCGAGTTGATTATATTTAATGGTGGGGTGGGGGGTGTCGGTAATGGTCTTGGCGACCAGCGGGTTATGTGCCTCCTCCTCCTCTAAAGGGACTAAAATGGCAGCCATCTCCTTAAATTTATCAACAGATGTTTTAAATTTTATGACATGTGCCATCGCGGTATCGGCATTGGGTTCCTCGCTCTGTGATTTCGTTACAATATCCTCATAATCACGTTTGAGATCTTTGAAGGGAAGATGACTATCAATGTCTTCACTATCAATGGCTTCACTATCAATGGCTTCCCTATCAATGGCTTCCCTATCAATGATTTGAATTAATTGATTGAAGATTCTACCATGTTTTTCGTCACTAGAACAATTTTTTAATGTCATTTTCATATTCAAAGCCCTCATGGATGTGACAACTGAGTCAAAATATACACTAGCAAATTTATCAATTACCAGGTCATGGAGTTTTTTACATTTTTCTGTTTCGGGGGAGATGCCTTCTATAATTTTGTTCACCATCGCCACAAACATTTCTTTCACCTGGACCAGATTGACGTCGCCACTAATATCATCTATAGTGGACGGCAGTTTCAAATCCCCCCATTTGTCTAAAAACTCCTTGATGGGTCCGATGGTGATGGTGTCAGTATCAAAAGTGTCAGGGTCAGTACCAAAAGTGACAGTAACAATTTGTTGGGTCGCTGTGTTCACTGTTTCAGGGTTCACATTTTCCGTGTTCAGCCATTTAATTTTATATTTGGTTTTATACAATTCAACAGCCTCTTGCAATATTTTAATATCAGCTGACACCGTATTAACGTCACTGTCTTGCAAAGCTGCGCAATTGCGATTGATAACAACATTAATAGGATCATTAATAGCATCACTTTTTTTAAATGTAAACATTTTTTTAAATAGATTCCACTTGTCTGGTGTATCTTGGGGGTCATTCCACTTTCCCAACGGTTCGTATATTGCCTCGGCGACCATGGCCTCTAACTCCGCTGTAAATACATCTTTGATATTATCATTCAATTCGCCCGCTAAGAGACCTAAATACTCAACAAATTTTTCACCGATATTTTTTTTGGCAAGTTCAATATCCGCCCATTTAAGACGCATGTCTTCCAGTGTTGCAGTTAGGTTCACCTCCAAACAATCATATGATTGTTTCATTTTCATAGTGGTTGGTATTTTAAATTTGTCATCTGGAAAAGGCAGTTTAAATGCATCTTCTGGCTCTCCATTTACCTCGGTGTAATTGAATCCACCAACTGTATCGGGGGGTGGTTGGTCGAATGTACCCATTTCCATAACCCACTTCAAATTGTTTTTAATCAGCGAGAACTCTTCCACCTCATTATTGTAAGCAACAGTGACATCTTGACTGAAGGCTGCCCCCTCCCCGACGAAAAATGTATCAGCAATAGTGGTCGGGCTTTCCCTGGCTGTATTAATCATCTTTTCTCTCTCCTTTAGTGCTTCCACGTCGGCCGGTTCTGATAAGTTCTTGAACTCTTGGCAATGTGGAGGATTCTGCGAAAACAACCACGCCCCCTCTTTTAATGTCGCCATGAAACTATTGTTGTCGTAGTTGGGGGGTTCTCCACCATTATTCGACAACGCGTTTAAAATCTCGTCAAGTGTTGTGCAAGTGCCTACCGTGTTGAGAAAGGATGCAAATATACCTTCCTTGTCGACAAAGTGAGGTGGGGATTTGATATAATTTATATAATATTTTGTAAAGTCTGTGTGTTGTGTTGGCTCGAATGTCCCCTCTTTCCATAAATCAAGGGACACCACAATTGGATCTGTCACATTTTGAATTAGTTCTGTGAGATGTTCTGCAGTGCACACCGTCTCGTCTGGTTGAATTGCGCGTTGATTTGTCTCCCACTTTGGTACCTCGTCAAAGATTTTGGCGAGTGCTTCGGGGTATACTGTATCAATATATTTTTGCAAGGAAACCCAGGCATCCAGCTTGTCTTCGTCGCCATTGAGCTGGAGAGGGGTGTGGCAGGTTTTGCCATTTTCCCAGCACTTCAGCTCAAGAAAATTTTTCGACTCGGTGCTGTCGTCTCTAGATATATTTATATACATAGGGCTGTTTTCCACCCAGACGGTAGCGTCTCCTTTCTCCAGTTTCGTTTCGAGTTCCTCATTGAAAGTGTCTTTCCACTTTTTAATAAGTAATTTTATCAAATGGATTGGTTTAATAGGTGTCAAATAATCGACAAGTTTTCCAATACCGGTACTTTCCAAATCTTTTTTAATTTGCTCAGTTGTTACCTTTTTTTTTAGCCCCAAAGTCTTCACCAGTGTGCGCTTTTCCTCTTGATCTTCACTTTTTTTGATACGTTTTAATATATTAATATAGTCATTCACCTGTTCAATTTTAAACAAATATAAATTTTTGCCCCCTGCGTTGCTAATTGCTTTTATGAGTTTAGCATTAGCAGTAGTATTATCAGTAGCATTAGCAGTAGCATTAGCATTATCAGTAGCATTAGCATTAGCAGTAGTATTATCAGTAGCATTAGCAGGTACAGGTAGTGGTTCCATGTTATGATCATATAATAATCCTGCTTCCAAAAAGATTTCAATGAATGGCATGATGTGGCTGGAGAGGGGGTCATCGAGTTTTTTGGATTTGCCGCCAACAAAGTCATAAATTTTAGTAATTTTGTTGACTGTGGCGTCTAAATTCGAACCTGTGTGTATATCATCAACAAACGTTAGCCATTTGGAAAGGATCTTATTATGTTTGGTCGTGAACTCCTTGATTTGAACTTGTGTTGAAGGCATACTATATAATAATAATATTATTTAATATTATAATGCAACAAATCAATATTAATAGCAAATTTAGAAATAATTATGAAAAAACATTATCAACCGACTTTATATTTAATTTACCACATGAGATTAAAAATGTAAAATCATTGCAATATGTATCTAGTGAATTTACGAATATACCGTTTTCAATAAATAGCCGAATGGGGAGTAATAACTTTAAATTCATAGATGCAACAAACACGACGCATCAGTTAATCGTGCCGGAAGGTCATTATACTGGCTCGGAATTAGCAACACAAATAACAACAGATATATCAAATATTTCGGGATTAGCACTAAATAATAAACCGATTGTGGAGTTTGATGTTAATTCTCGTAAGTTTCGTTTTTATAATTCAACAGGAGTAACCCAGCCATTTGCATTAGATTTTACATATAAATTGTTAGACACAAATGACAATATTTATCATGCCAATTTTAATACAATAGATAGTAAATTTTTAACAATTGGTTGGATTTTGGGATTCCGAAAGAGCCGCTATATATACGCAGATGATTATAAACATGATTTTGATACGGTTGCTGGTAAATATAAAAAAGGCATAAGTTCGGAAGGTGTATATGAAAAAATGGGATTACGATATTTTATGTTAATGGTGAATGACTATAATAATAGTCACAAGAATGGATTGATATCGACGTACCAAAATAATGCAATGGTAGATAATAACATTTTAGCTAAGATCCGTTATTTCATTGATAGTGATTATTATACAATCGACACAGAATGTGCAATAAGTTCTGTACGAAAGTACAATGGTAATACAGATATTAATCGATTACATATAAAATTACTAGACCAATATGGAAGGCCGATAGATTTAAATGGAATGGATTTTTCACTTACATTAGGGTGTGAAGTGGAAAACTAAATAAAATGCCGATTCATATGGCGTTGAATCGTAAAGTATGTGATTTCATCGCCTTCTTTCGTGCTCCATAAATGGTGTAGGGCGTCATTAGGTATAATTTGTTGTCGGTTTGTTTTGTTTTGTAGATCATTTTCTTCGATATATTTGGCAATAAACTGTGTAACTTCTGTGCGAGCAATCATTGTACCGCATTCACGATTCATAAAAAGACACAATTCATCACTGATATTGGTCGGTTTAGCAAAGCCAGATGGTGCTTTGTTGCCTTTATTTTGCTTTCCAGCAAGTTTGGAATATTTTTTCCGTTCTTTTTTGCAGGCCTTTTCGAGGTTTTTAATTTTAGTTTGCAAATTTGAAAAATCCTGTTTAAATTTATGCATGCTAAGCATAATATCATTAAACAATACATCTGTGTCGGGGTCGCCCCCAGAGTCCTGGGCAAGGTCAGGTGCAAGGTCCGGTGCAAGGTCCAGACCAGGTGTAAGGTCCGGTGCAAGGTCCGGTGCAAGGTCCGATTCTAATACAGTATTATCAACATTCAGTGCATTATCTTTGTTTGATACGTCTAGTACATTATTAGAGGACATTATAATAATTTTATAAATAGCCTTTAAATCGGTTCTTAATAATACTATTTAAGGTCATTATAAATAGATAATGTCCGGGCACTAGAATCAGTGGCATTTTCTACAAATCGTGGCATCCAGAAATATGGAACAATATATCCACAATCTGGATAGTGGCCTTCAAATAGCATACGATAATAGCGTTGTTCTCTAGTGGTTGGTGTATTATAGGTTGTTCGAATACTATTCACGTCTCCATAACTTTCTGCGAGTTTTTCATCAATAATTTGATACCATGATTTCTTTTGACTACTGACGCCGTCACTAAAAGCTTCTTTTGTTCGCCATAAAACCTCTTTTGGCAATAGGTTGTCATAGTCAAATGCTGAACGCAGTAAATATTTTTCACATTGGTTTTTTCCAGGATGATATCGAATCTCTGGTGGAATACTCATAAATGCATTAATAAATTCTTTATCAAGAAATGGTGTCCTAGGTTCGAGACCATTAGATGCAACGGATTTATCACTCCTCAGCACATCAAAATAATGAATATCTTCCAACAGTCGATAACATTCATCGTCAAAGTCCTTTGAATTAGGCGCTTTATGGAAATACATATATCCGCCTGTAATTTCGTCAGAACCATCACCATTAAAAATAACTTTTGCTTCACTATGTTCGGCAATATATTTGGAAACCAGATAATTGCCAACACTGGCTCTAACCGAAGTAGTATCATAGCTTTCAATTGCCTCAATAACTTCTGGAATGGCGTCAAAGAATTGTTGTTCTGTCATAACGATTTGCGTATGTTTAGTACCGAGATGGTCTGCCACCAATTGTGAATATTTAAGGTCTTCTGAGCCGGGCATGCCGATGCTATATGTTTCTAACTGACCTTTTTTGTAATATTTAGAGACGAGTGCTGTAATAAGGCTGCTATCAAGACCGCCCGACAATAGACATGCAATTGGACGGTCACTTGTAGTTACACGTCGTTTGACACATTCACTAAGTGTGTTACTAATTAATTTAAGAATAGGTCTGGTGTCATCGTTCGTAATAGCGACATTCATCATATATCTGCGACAACAATTAAAGCATTCACACCCCTTAGGGTGTAAATCGTGATTATATGGTTTATAGTATTGAACCTCAGGGCTCATAATCTGCCATTTATTATTATTTTCTGTGAATGTTAAAAATGTACCGGGGTTAAATTGTTCAATGTGCATATAACTATTCATGAATGGTTGTAACATTTTCATTTCAGATCCAAAAATAACCATTTCACCTTCATTTTGGTCAAAATATCCGGCAGTATATAACGGGCGAACTCCAATAGGGTCCCGGGCCAAATGAAGTGTCCCATTTTTAAGGTCATATAGCGCGAATGCAAATTCACCATTCAATTTAAGTAGGGTATCATGAATACCATATTGTTTATACATATGAATGATAATTTCACAATCACTATCGGTTTTAGGATAAATATTTTTGGTGGCAAGATGTTCATATAGTTCTTTATAATTGTATATTTCCCCATTACATATTAATACGCAGTTATCAACACATAATGGTTGTGATGCTTGATCATTGAGACCATTAATAGCAAGGCGATGGAATCCGAATTCTGTAAAAGCGTTAATGATTTTGTATTGAGATGTTTCAGGACCTCGTTTTTTTCCTCTTTGGAAAGCGTGGTTGATGAAGTCGTGTTGATATGAATATTTAGCGGTTTTTCTGTTGAGTATCCCAAATATCCCGCACATTACATTAATATGTATTAAATATTTTATATCATAATTAATATATATATATGGATAGAGTAGATGAATTAAATCATAGATTAAATGGTAGATTAACATCAACACATGCATTAGAACCAGTATTTGACCCAAGACCAAATGGTACAAGAGGAGGTTTATCGATTCATGAAAAGGAATCAAATGTTCCATTGAGAGAATATGATAATTATAATCCAGAGACGATGTTTGTCCCAATGACAAAAACGGGTCCTTTCAAGGGATATGCAAAACGCATTCATTTGGAAAATGAATTGCGCCACCAATTTTTTGCATTACAACGTAGTGAAAATGCTGATTTTATACCATCATCAAGAAGTGACCTATATACGGATGATGTTCCATCGAAACCTAATAATTATGAAGATAGAGCACATGAACATCAAGACCTATTTATAGAAGAGGGGTTTGCCGATTTTGACCCGGGTGAAAACATTCAGTCAAAGCAGAGTTTATTTAATAATCATACACAACAATATGTTAAGGATTCGAAAATAAAATCATAAAATAATGTAGTATGGAATCACAAGCGTATGTTGATAAGATTACATTGGAATATTTAGGAATAAATATGCCAATTGACCCACATACAGACCAAATATCAATAGAAACAGAATATGTGAAATTTTATAAAAAACGTTTATATGCTGCGATAAAACAGCATATAAATGCTTTGCTAAAATCGCCAGACGGAACGAACATATCTTCAACAGATAGTATATTAACGACATATATTGAAAAAAAGATAAAGGAATTTCGGATAGATGATTTTGCAGATTTACAAAATACAGATTTATCTAATAGTGATAATACTGTCAACGTGACAGATGATGTAAATATATTAGATGTAAATAGCTTATTATATAATAATCAACCGGAACCTATACCAACATTAGATGATTTTGTAATTAAAAAAACAATAATAACTGCACCCAATTATCCACGTCAAAAAAATATAATGAATAAAAATTTTCGATATAAAGGGGTAAAAAAATACGAGAAATAAATTATGAGTATATACTATATGTTTGGCGGTATTTTTTCTGATTCAAAAAAAAAGAAAAAACGGAAAAAAAGAAGCCCGAAAGGTACGCGTAAAATATCGAATTGCTATGGCGGTGCCGAAAAGCGCAACGGTACTTGTTATTCAAGGGAAGACTTGTTAACAATGCGCAACTTATGGAATGCAAAACATCCAGACAAACACATCAAATCAAAAGACCCTAATGGGGTTTGGAAAAAGTTTGATACGTATTTACAGCATGTATGCACGTCTGAATCATGTTGGTTAAAACAGCAATTTATAGATAAAAATATAGCATCAAATATATTTGAGGAGAGTTTTACACCAGCCAAACCACAAAAATGGAAAATAAATCCAGTTGAATGGTTAGATTCCTTAGATATAGAAAAGGTGATGCATCAATATGAAAATGAAAATGACAACTTTGAATTTTTAGGACCATCTCCAATTGATTTTGACGCCATTGCAAAAGGTGGCAATGATTGTGTATTTGATGAGATTTGCAACTTAAATATAGAAGAAAAGTATAACAAAGGTATTAAAAATTTGGGGTTTATATTTAATTTGGACCCGCATTATAAATCAGGAAGTCATTGGGTATCGATGTTTGTTAATTTAGATACTAATTATATTTTTTTTTTAGATACAAATGGTAATTATATACCAGAGCAGGTAAAACAATTAGTAAAACGTATAAAAACACAATGTAAAAGTGATTTGCATAAAAAGATGCGATTTATAGATAATGCACCAAGACGACATCAGCATGAAGGGACTGAATGTGGAATTTATTGTTTATATGCAATAGTTTCTCAGCTTAAAGGGATACATACCCCTCAATGGATAAAACGTAATCGGATACCAGATAATGAAATGAAAGAATTTCGAGATATATTTTATACAGATCGAAGTCCTAATAAATTAAACCCTATCTTGTAAATCATGAATAGCATTAATAATATAATCCTGATTTTTAAGTATTTTTATAATTGCTGTTCGCATATCTATGTCATTTTCGTTAATTTCTGAACCTACAATGGGAGGATCTATATCATTTGTTTCCTCAGCCCATTTTACGTTTTTTTTGATAGGAGTAATATCAAGAATGACGTTTTGATTTACTAGTTCGCCAATTTTAATATGAGCATCTTTATTTTTAGGTTGAGTCGGTGGTAAGTTACTTGATTCGCCAGTAAGCCATTCTTTAACACTAGTCTCATCAATGTTATTATAGGATGGTGTATCTAAATTTCTTTTTTCAAGTTGTTTAGAGAGAAGTTCATCAATATTACCGATAGGTTCATCACCATTTTTATCCCCAAAATCTACTGTGGCTGGTGCAGGTACTTTCATCATATCTTTAAAACTTTGTTCTTTTTCCTGTAATGTATTATTAAATGATTCAGTTTTATTTTTTTTGAGCAAGCTGGGAGAAGTATAAATAGATATATCTTCTAATAAAGATGCCAAAAACAATTTGTTCATATTAACAAGCGATTCATTTCCTTTGCATTTAATTTCAGTTTTTTTAACATGTGACTCAAATATTTCGCCAATATTGACGTGTGATGGCACGCCATTAAATTTGTTTTGCTTATCCATTAATGACCATAACATACCTTTGTTATTGTCTGTATTAAAAACATTCATCTTAATATATATGTTTGTTGTTTATATCCTTATTTAATAATGTATTATATCCTCCCGTTTAGCCCCCTTTGAATCAACATATCGTTTGATTTCCCCAATCGGATCAGGCATATTTCCCTCCTTTTTCGCCCTCATTGCTCCCATATACGCAACAAACTCCCCGTGATTATAAAAAAGACTTGTTGCTTCATCTATAATAAACTTCTGCTTGATACCCGGTTTCTTCCCAACCTTCTTCCCTAAAAATTCTGCCACAATAGGTACCATTTTTACAGTTTTCTTATTCTTCTGTCTTATTTCATCATTCTCTTCCTTATTATAATCTGGTATGAAGTTATATCCATCTGGATTACTAACCGAATAACATACAAGATTTTGTCCATTATGAAATTTACAATCTATCGATGATTTCTTTATTGCTGTTAATAAATAATTCGAAATTGTTTGTTTTAAATCTGATTTCTCATGCAAAAACTCATCTGTTGTAATTACACGCTTCCCATCATCACTTCTATCCTTTAGTTTCATCTCAATTGCATTTTTATCACCTTCATCCAATTGCTTTTTACTCACCGTCATTATATACATAAATACTTTGATATTTCTCAACTCTGGTGGCAATGATGTATGACTACATATACGTTTGGCACGCCCTATTACTTGTTCTCTCCTCACTGGATGCCAATAGGGTTCAACTATATGTACATATCTTACATTTTTTAGTGATATCCCTTCCGCACCTGATGCTGTAATCATAAATATTTTTATAAAGTCACCCATTGTGTTTTGGGGCTTAGAACTCTTAATTTGCTCTTGTAGCTTCGTTGGTAACATATCTAGATCATCATTAAATATATTCCTTGTTAGCTCTTTCTCCTCTGCTGTCTCTGTACCAGTATATAATGCAAACATTGGTCTGTCTTCTAGACCTGATGGTATATCCATTACCCATTCACCATCTGCATCGCGTTTCAGTTTAAATTCAATAAATCCATTAAATTCAAGTATCAGTTTAATAATACCAATCCCCTCTAATGTTCTAAATTGACTGTATACTAAATGCTTTCCTACATGTCCATCTGTCAGCAAATTTTCTACTAATTTTTTAAACTTTGGTGAATATATTTCTAATGCATCAAATGATAATGCATCTCCTCCCATTTCTTTCAAGGATATTAATGATTCTTTAATACGTTGCTCATATGTTTTATCAACCAATTTGTTTATCTCTTCTGTTACTGCACCAACTTCATCCGCCATAATACCATCGATACCAGATACTAACTCGTCTTCTGTTACAACGTCAATTACATTTTCGTCAAACCCTTTCTTTATATTGTCTGCCACATCTAGTTTTTCATTTGGCATTGGACGTTTTATTCCATCTGGAAATACAAAATTGCAAAACAATCTAGAGAATATACGATATGTAGATGATACCTCTTCATATAAATCACCCGCCTTCTTCTTCTTCTTTGCTATGTTCTTCTCCTGTGACCGCTCAACCGATCTCGCCTGGTTATAAATTCCAAATTGATAATCACTTAGTTCTGTCGCCTCTATTATAAGGTCCGTCTCTGGATTATAATTTGGCATTAAACCCTCCTGAGCACTTCTGTAATATGATGTCAATCCTACAATTCTCTTCATTAACAACGTCTCATTTGACAATTGTTTCGTCTCAAAATTTATAAACTTTTTCATAAATTCTTCAATATCGTCCGGCAGTGCTTTGTACTTTATATTCTTTACTCGTCTTTTATCAAACGTAATTTTATCCTTTCCTAGAATAAGTTTCACGTCATCTATAAATACTGCATCTGTTATACCACCCGTATCATGTAATACCACACCTTTATATTCATCTCCTTCATAACGATTTATGAATCCAAATGGCGTTCTGGTTACTTCAAGCACTTTTGAATTTGCACTATAATTGATATAATCAACATAGGTTGACTTACCTAAGGTATTTTCAAAATATTCTTGGTCTACTTTTTTGGAGGTTTCTATATTAATCGGGATTTCCCATGTAGAGATTTGTCCCCGAAGTATATTAAATAAAATACCAATTTCATTTGGATAATTAATCATTGGTGTCCCAGAAAGAAGCACTATTTTTGCATTATTTGCTTTCATCAATGCCAAATACATTTTATATGCCAATGATGCATCCCTTTTTGTTTTTGCACTTTTTAATTTATTAACAATACGACTTATAAAATTATGCGCTTCATCAATAATAATCACTTTGTTATCAAAGGGATTTATCTTCCCATTTTTGGTAAGCTCATCATATTGTTTATTGCGAATACCATTGTAGTTTATAAATTCATATTTGTTTGTAATCATTTTGTTAATTTGTTTGTCGAGAGAAAGTTTATCTGCTGGTGATAATGTTGAGTAATTTTCATCTTTGTCATGATCGACGACCCATGCCCCTCGCTTTTCTATAATATATTCTTCTTGCAATCCAAGTTTCTCTGCTACAAGTTTAAGATTACTCTTAGCAGATGCTACATCCATAAATGTCCAGAATTGTTTTCGTTTATATAAAGGATCACCACACTTTTTCAACTCTTCTACATAATTCATTCGCAATGATGCTGGTGTCATTATCAATATTTTTTTGAAATTTTTGAGTCCCTCGGCAATTGCTATTGAACCACATGTCTTTCCTGCCCCTAAACCATGATATAATAGTAATCCTCTATATGGAGAGAATATGTTTAAATAATATTGAATGATTTTCTGATGAATCAGTAGTTCAAATGATGATTCTGTGCTAAAAATAGAATCACATGTTGGAGGGGCCACATCCTGTCCACTACTTCCGAAAATTTTATTAAGCGATGCATTCATTTCTTTAACAAAAATTTCCTGATTATCAAGATAATGAACTGGTGTTTTAACATTAATATCATCTGGCATATTCTCGAAAATATTACTTACATTCTCATTCATCTGTACAATAGATGTTTCTTTCACTTTTTTAGCAGGAACCTTATCTGCACCTTTAACCTTAATAATCCTATCCTGTTTTGGCACTGCATCATCCGCCTCTATTATAATTTTATACGCCGGAAGTTCTGATTCTGGGGGAGACTGTTTATCTTTTAGTAAGTTATCTCTCTCTTCCATTAACATCACACCTAATATATCACCTCCTGGTTTGGTCCACCGATTACCCTCAGGCGATCTTGCTGGCGATTGTTCATGTAAAATACTTGGATGGGTTTCTAATAATAGAGTTCTATATTTTGGAATCGAATATTTCATTCTGAGACATTCTCTCATATCATCATCATTTGTTTCACCAGCATTCTCTACTACTTCTGCTGGCGTGATACCAAGTTCCTGAGCAATTCCGTTAATGCGTCTTTTAAACTTTTCTGGTTGAACAATAACAGCACCAACCAATTTTGCCAATATACCTCTTATTGGTTCTGCTCCCCTAAACCAGTATTTTTGCTGACCAGGTGTGAATTTCTTTTCAGGTTGTAATAATTTAAGATATCTAATAAATTCTTCCGCATCACAAGTTTTAAATATATTAAATAATTCAATCATTTTCAGATTCCGAAAACGTTTTTGCATATAACAAATTTCTACATCACCATAAAAATTTGATAATTCGGCATATTTGCCACCCAATTTAGAATTAAAATTTATTTCAGGCACATGCGCAGCAGCTACAACACCAGCTACACTTGGCATAACTGCACTTGGCACAACTGCACTTGGCACAACTGCACCTGGCACTGGCACTGCAGCTACAACAACTTGGCCTTTTCTTTTCGCCTTGATTCTCTCTAATAGTTCATCTCTATTTACACCACGTTCTTCATTTCGTTTATCAGTTATAAGAAGTGTCTTTTTCAATGGCTCATCCATAACATTATCTGGAATACTCTCACCAAGTTCCTCCTCAACTTCTTCCTCACCAACTTCTTCCTCACCAAGTTCCTCACCAAGTTCTTCCTCACCAAGTTGTCCTCGATCAATAACATGAAAATCCAGTGCATCGCCGGCAAATTTGACTTCATTCTTTTTTTTAGGTTTAGGTACAGGTCGATTTCTCATTTTTTCATCCATTGATATACATATATATTAATATATTTATATCTAAATAACAGAAAGAGCCAATTGACAAGCAATTTGTTCCGCCTTTTTCTTAATTTTATGTTTCGATTCGCCTAGGAAAACCAATGCTGTATCATGACTTTCAATATGTTCTTGTATCTTTTGGAAAGATCCAAATTTGTGAAATGGAATAGCGCTCTCAGGCGAGGTTTCATAAATCTGCTGACCTAGACAAAGATATACTCCCATATGATAACCTTGCTCGGCATCATAATCCAGTTCCAAATAGTGTGGTGTTGTTTTAAACTCCTTTTGAATTTTCACTTGGAGAATATTTTTATAATTATCGTCATTATTAATCAATTCAATCCAATCAATATGTTCTTCAAAAATATTTTCTACAAATTTCTGTGCCATTTGGAAACCTGGACCAGTAACAAATACATTTTCGAACCATCCATCTTCATCCTTAACAGTAATCTTGTTAAAATCCAAAAACAATGCTCCTAAAAATGATTCAAATAGGCAACCCAGTTTTTTGAGATTTGTGCGAGTCTTCTTTTCTTCTGCATTGCTTGACAGCACATACCATTTATTTAATCCCATTTCATATGCGAGGGAGCCTATATTTTCATTTTTGACGAGGGCGATTTTTTTCTCGGTCATGAATCCTTCGTTTTCCTTAGGAAACCTGCGATAAAGATAGTATTTGGTAATGCATTCTAGGACACCATCGCCTAAGAATTCCAAACGCTCATTTGATTTGGTTGAAAGTTTCATGCAATTTGGTGGTTGCGGTGCCAGTACAATATCATTCTCGATATTTTCTGAATCAGGCCGTTTAGTATAGGAACGATGGACAAATGCTCGGCGATAAAGTTCAAAGTTATTAATACGTGGTGGCAAACCGTATTTCTTCAATATAGTCTCAATATCCTGCCGAGTAATCTCGACGTTATTGGGATTATATGGATTAAAAATATTCTTCCATGTCTGTCATATATATATAGTTATGTTGAGATGTCTTTAAGTATTTTTTGCGATTTAAGTTCGATCTTGATATCATCGATAGCAATTTGAGAGGGTTGATTGGCCATGTTCCATTGAGCATCAATGTATGTCTTGGAAAAGCCCGAGCTCAACTTGGGTGTTTTTTTGTTTTTCTCATAAATGCTCGTGTATCGAGACAGTGCGCTGAGCCGCCCCATCGGCTTAAAAAATCCATTATTTTTCATATATTATTCCAATATAATATTCAGGATAATTATCTAAATAGTATTTATAAATGATTACTGGGGCGTTTAAGGATTTTACAATGGTAATGATATTCATTTTCATAATAACATACTATGTTTATTTAGCATATACGATGGTAAATTACGTAAACGAGGTTAATAATGTCGCACATTGTAAGACAATTTTAGAAACAGATGGCAATATCATACAGATGTATGGTGGTGTTCAATTAGCCCTTTTTGGATTAATTGCATTAATGATTGTCTATACATTTTTAATGTCTTTTTTCGCATAAAATATTATAATTATATATAAATGCTGAAAAATATGCGTCAAAAAATGACTATGCTTAAAAAAAATGGTATATTAGCGATAATCGATTTGATTGTTGTATTAATAGTATCCTATTGTATTATTCGATATACCAAGACGATGAAGGAGACCCCATCATGTAATCAAATAAAGCCTGACCAGAGAGAATTTTTAGCATATGGTGGTATATTAATGTTGTCACATGTTATTTTATCTCTAATACTAAGAGGAATATATAATTAATTTCAAAACATATAATATATATGTTTTCAAGTAATATGCAACGATTTGTAAATTATATTATGGCAATATTTATAATTATAGGTAATTTAGTAATTTTAAATTATTTTAGAAAATTGGATCGGATTGAAGAGTGTAAAATTGGTGCGCAAGAACTAGAATTTATTGAAAAATATTTATATTCATTAGTGTTTTTAAATATAGCTGTCTTTGCCATGCAAATGATGCAAATTGCATAATTATTTTTTGTGTAAATTTTTAAGCATTTTCAATACTAATGTAACTATTAATACAGCAAGTACCCCGGAATAGGTATATGCAAATAATGGAAAAATACGAGATTGTTCTAAAATGATTTTATCACTTGGCGTAAGTTCATCAGAATTCATATTTTTTAAATGAATCTCTTTGAAAATATTGGTTGATGTATTTCCCATTAAAATTGCCATTAATAATACACCAATTGCAAATATCTTCACTAATTGACGTTTTTTATAAGAAAATCTATCAGAAAAACCTACTAAACCAATTGCAATTGATGATAATAGAAACATATTACGTAAAGAAGACATGTAAAAATTAAGAAATGTAATATTCATTATATATAATAAAAAGAAATTATTTATAATGACCTCGAAAATCGTCAAGTGTTTGATAACCTTTTTTATTCATTATACTTCTTAATTCTTCGGCTATTCTCTCTATTGAACCCAAACCTTTGCGATTAAGATGCGTTCCAATTTGTACAAATGTTGCGCCAACTAAGATATGTTTAAACACATCTTCTCCTGAACGAATACCTCCACATCCAATAATATCAATATGAGGTAATCGTTTTTTAAACTGATATACATTAGATAATGCAATTGGTAAAATATAATCACCACCTAATCCTCCCAATCCTGATTTTGGTATAATAACGCTACTTTCAGTATCAATATCAATATGTAACACATTTCCAACACTATTAATACATGTTAAAAATACAATGTTTGGATGAGATTCAATAATATCACTCACCAAATCAATATGAACAGGGTCAAAATATGGTGGTAATTTCAGACCATATGGTTTAGTGTAATTTTTATCCAGAATATTTGTAAGAAAATATTCTAATCCTTCATAATTATATGCCAATTGTTCCTTTCCTTCAATATTAGGACATGATACATTAATCTCTGGATATTTAATATAATCGAGTTCATTAATATATTGCAAAATATCTGCGGTCTGTTCATTATCAATGTTGGCAATAGAGAGAATACATGGTTTGCCTTCTGGTAAATCTCTTATATAATCTACATAATACTCTATCCCATTATTTGGTAATCCCATGGAATTCACACTTATCTGTGAATTCTCCCAATAAGCAGGCCACTTATTGCCGACTCGTGAGCCCAATGTTGCACTCTTGGTCACCATCAGACCACTATGCGTACGAAACATTTGGTCTAATTCATCAGTATGCGTTCCAAAAACACCAGCAGCATTTGAAATAGGATTGTGTAATATTAAACTTCTAAATCTAGTTACCAATGAGCACATTATTATTATTTGTATAATATTCTCTCTATAATCATTTAATAAAATCTTATTACATAAGGTATGGTTGACCATTTAGTGAATGAGTTTTATAGAAAGAACATAGTTCTCTCTGGTGAATTTACATTGAAAAGTGGAGAGAAAAGTGATATGTATTTCGACGCCCGAAAGATATCTATGTATCCGAATTTAATGAAGGAAGTTGCAAAACAAATGGCTGGGTGTATGTTGAAGTCAGATTGGGTATGTGGTGTGCCATATGGTGCGATGGCATTAGCAACCACTGTCAGTTTAATCACTGAAACACCACAATTGGTTGTAAGAAAAGATAAAAAAGAGCATGGTACTCAGAAACAGATAGAAGGGGATTTTAAAAAAGGTGACAATGTCATCGTTATAGAAGATGTAGTAAATACTGGTGGGTCAATGAATAAAATATGTAAAATAATAGAAGATAATGGCATGCATGTTATTATGAAACTATGTATTATAAATAGAGGTGATATTCTCTCTGTAAGAAGTCTATTAGTAAGCAAAAATTTAGTTGAACCTAAATCCTGTTTGGTACATCATATGGATAAAAAAATAATATGGGCCGCAGACACTGGCACTATGAAAGCATTATTTACAGGATTAGATAAATATGGTAGTAAAATTGCAGTATTAAAAATACATATTGATACATATTGTGATTATTCACATGAGAATATAGTTAAACTGCAATCTTACAAGGAAAAATATGGATTCATGATATGGGAAGATAGAAAATTTGCGGATATTGGTGATATAATGAAACAGCAAATTCGTAATTCTATATATAGTTATTTGGATTGGGTTGATATCTTTTCCATACATGGTTTAGTAGGAAGCGAAAGTATAAATGCAGTTATCGATGAATTTGATAAAATGAAATGGATTTTAGTTGGACAAATGTCCGCAAGTAATAATCTTATAGAGAGAAAGTATACAAAATCCTGTATAGAAATATATAAATCACGCGATAACATTATTGGAATGGTATGTCAAGAAAATTTAGGAAAAGATATTATACATATTGTACCCGGTATTTCTAAGCATATCGCATCAGATAACGCAGGACAGAGTTATAGCCAGATGTGCGAGAAACCTTTTGCCGATTTTTTTGTCGTTGGCCGATCAATTAGTAAATTTTTAGATTAAAGATATCTTTTATATAGTATATAATGGAAGACCGGTTTAAAGAGAAATGTACAATAGAGCAACGAATAAATGAATCGGCGCGCATTAAAGCAAAATACCCTGAACGTGTCCCAGTTATTGTAGAACGAGCGGATGGGTGTAAAAATATAGAAGAGATTACGAAACACAAGTATTTAGTACCAAATGATTTAACAATTGGTCAATTGGCATATGTTATTCGAAAAAAAATACCAAAATTAGAATCTCATATTGGAATGTTTATGTTTGTAAATAACGAGATGCCATGCAATGGTGACCTGATCGAAATTATATATAACAAACATGTAGATGAAGATGGATTCTTATATGTAGAATATTCTGGAGAAAATACTTTCGGATATACCCATTAAATGAACCGTATTTTTGTACCATTTGGTGTAATAATGGCACCACTAATATCACCTTCGGATTTAAATTCTAGATTGGATATGGATGCAGAATCATATTCAATTACATTGGTTGCACCTCGTAATGATACATGTCCCTTTATCTCTACCTCATTTAGTTTCAAGTATTGAGTTGATGTAGAATTTTCAATAGAGAGATTATTGCTAATATCTAGATTATGTGTAATATGCATCGTTCCAGATAAGTCTGTTGCACCTGAAAGGTCTATCTTACCAATAATGGTAGTATCGCCTGAAATATCAACAGTGCCATCATGTATGATAGTGTTGCCAGAAATGTCGCAATCACCAAACACATTCACATTGCCTGATATTTCAGTATCACCTGTAACATTAAGGTCACCGCTTGTATTAATGCCACCTGAAATATCAAGATGATTTATACTAAGATCGTGAGAGCCATCAAGAACTCTATAATTTTCCCATATGAATGCTCTATCGCCATCAGTCTTGTCATTCCATCTTAGAATATTGTATGTTTTTCCAGGAGATGCATTACCGGTGCTCTGTTCAGGATTGTCGGCCGAGGTGAGTAAAAATCGTTTATTATTGATTTGTAATTTATCAGCACCTTCGCCAACTACTATATTAATTGCGGCTTCATTATCTTCCACGCGGTCTTCAAGATCGTCAATACTTGTGGTAACCTGATTTAAATTTGTATTATAAGTGCCATTTAAAAATGTTTCTTGCTTTCCCGAAATGTCTGCTATTACATCATGAATATAATTAATACTAACATCGGTGCCTCTTATTTTTAATGTATCTGCTGAAATGTCATATGCGACTATCAAATTTTTAGAAATAGACGTGTCACCTACCAGTGAAATATCCCCGATGACATCAACCTTACCAGTGAGAGAAAGGTCGCCTATGACATCGATACTACCAGAGAGAGAAAGGTCACCTATGATATCGACATTACCAGAGAGAGAAAGGTCGCCAACTACATCAACAATGCCATTAATATAAACATTATTGGATAGTTCTGTTTGTCCAGAAACATATAGATTATTATAGATGATACTGTTATTTAAACTAAGGTCCTGGCTGCCGTCAAGGATACGATATGTTTCCCATTCAAATGACTTCACTGCATGATTTGCGAGAAGAATATTATTTTCAGTGGCATTATCAACATGTGGTGGAAATGAATATTGATAACCATCAATAATAATGTATGATAAATCAGAGTGACGTAATTGATATAAGCTATTAGATATATCGGTTGAATATGAGTTTAAATAATTTAGAGAAGTGTCGACTTTTTCGAAGCTGATAGTAATACTGGTCATGCTAGTGTCGAATAGGTTAATAGTAGTATTTACTTTTACAACAGAAGTATCGAAAGTATCAAGCATTGATTTAACTTGAATAAAAGCATTAGAAATGTCAGTATAAGAAGAGTCGATGTCATTCATATGTTGAAAATCGAATGCTCTTTCGTTATTAATGTCGGTTTGTCTTTGATATAATGCATGGAAACTGGCATCAAAAATATGGAAATTGGAGTCACTCGCTGAAAGGTTACCGAACTCATCGAGTTGAACATAACTTCCATCATGTCCAGCTAATGAATTAAGTCTGAAATTGTCAGTCGCAATAACACAAGAACCGTTATTAGTAGATTTAATATTAAGTATATTCCCGCCTCCTCCTCCTAATATAGCCGAGATATCAATAGCAGTGGTGAGGTTCCTAAATGATATCGAATCAATATCAACAAAAATGCTATCATTATTATAACTAATTTCCATAATAATATATATATATATATTAACAGATGCCACGCACGGTATTTTTTTATAATAATGTAGGGCCAACTAATAATAGAACAACGTCCAGTCCGGGACAGCCAAGAAATTTTTCAGTTTCAAAGTCACGAGATGGTGTCGAATTGACGGGAGGGGATGTCAGAAGTATACATATAAATGCGCAATTAATTGGCAGCGCGGTCGGCGGTATTGAGGTAAGTGAAATATATGTTGATCAAAGAAGACCCCGAATCCGGAGAATGGTATGGGGTGGTGGATTTATAAGAAATAAAAGAGTATTATGGGATGGGAAGGGTATACAGACGAGTAGTGAGAGGCTAGATAGATTGGTTCGTCAGCATATAAATTACTAAGATAAATGTGGAAGAATTGAGATTGGAGAAGGATGGTGTGATGTTGGTATTGAAGAGACGATATTGGAGTGTAGATAATAGACAAAAGACGGAGGAATTTATTCGAGAGGTAATAGGGGGAGGG